GGCCGATATCCAGATCTTGTCGGCGTAAAATGGCAGCGCCTTGGCGCCCTCCATGTGGCCCTCGTTGGCGGCCCTTATGGTCTCGGTCCTGGCGATCCGTAGCGCCCGGTACCCGCTGTAGGTGTAGTTCTGGTCAGCCAGGCGGCGGGTGATCAGCGTCTGGATCTCCCGCGCGCCCAGGCCCTGGTCGATGCCGTCCTGGATCGCTTTGTTGGCGATGGCCAGGTACAGCTCCCGGCTGTTGCCGGTGATCGTTACCACCAGCTTCAATCCCTCCCGGCGCAGCCAGTCCTGGACATAAAGGGTCCAGGTGTCCGCGCGCCCCATCCCTGGTCCGGTCCCGCTTTTGGCCTCGTCCCGCTTCACCGTGTAATAGGTCGCCCTGGCAAATGTCAGGAAGGCCTCGGTGAACATGGCCGCGTAAACCTCGTAGAGCGCCTGGTCCCAGGGCGCTATGTCGACCTGGTTAGCAGCCTGGGGCCCTCTGGCGTTCACCAGGGCGGCCAAATCCGCCGCCTGGGCATCGAGTGCTTTCTGGATCCGGGGCCGGTATTTGCCCTCGATCTTCAGCCTCATGCGCTCGCTTTTGGTCCAGTAGGTCCTTCGCTGCTTTTGGTTCATGCCGGTAGTAAAAGTTCGTAATAGGCCAAATTGCTAAGCGCGATCTTGGCTTCGACGCGCTGTTCCATCCTGGTCGTCCGTATCGGTCCGGTGTCGGTCTGCATCTCGTCGTATTCGTGGATCCAGCCGGTAACGGTCATAACGTCCGCCGATAGCTCGATCCCGTCGTTGATCCCTCTCAGCTCGTAAACCAGCAGGCTCCCGTCCTTTGTCCTGATCCGAATTGTCGTAGTTGTCATTTTGCGTGGTATTTGTTTAGTTGTTCGGTGATCCATCGTTCCTGGTCTTCTGCCTGGCTGTGTTCCTGGTCCAGCCGCTGGTAGAAGGATTCCCTGGCCGCGGCCCTGGTCCTCCGCTCGATCTCGCAGGTCCTCTCAATTGGTAAGTTCGGGAATCGTTGCAAAACGATCCGCCAAATTTCCGGCTTTTTCGTGGTCATCAGCGGTTTGTATTAATGCCATTCGGTCATGGGTCTTGATCCAAAGTTCGCCCAGGTAGTGGTATGGCCCTCCTGGCCCCAGGATCCTGAAGGAGCTAAAGCCCGGCGCCGGGCTTCCCAGGTACTCAATATGCGATATCCGGTTCTTCATCGGTGTCGTCTTCGGTGTCCTCGCCTGGCTGGGCTGGCGGTTCCTGGGTGCTCAGGTCCATGCCGATCATCTCGATCGGGGTCAGGCCCTGGGGTACCAGGCTGGTTGCGTAAATGCCCTGCTTCGGTTCGTAGTTCATCATGACCCGCTTCTCGTCCTCGGTCAGCCAATAGGCGCGCGTCAGGCTGTTCACCAGCTTCTCGATATCGCGCTGGAGCTCGGCCAGGCCGGAAACGTCAAAGTCTATAAACGCTCGTCCCTGGACCTTGAAAGCCGGTAGTAAAAACTTGTTTAGCTGGTCTCTCAGGCTGGCCAGGAGCGGTATGCAGGTGTTGCTGACCAGGTCCCGCAGCGCGTTCTGGTAGTTGTTGTCGGCCATGTTGTCCGGGGTGAAAAGCACCGGCGGAAGGCCTAACATCCGGCACCATTGCTGCAAACTCAAATCCATCAGGTTAATGATGTCCATGTCCACCGCGGTCAGGCCGAAATTCAGGTAATCGTAAGGCCCGGCTAAAACGCCGATCTGGTTCAGGTTCTCTATCCCGTTGATCCGCTCGTTCACCGCGTTGGTTGCGGCGTCCAGCTGGGGCTTCTCCAGGCGTAGGACCTGGTTGCCCACCGGCACCGGCGTCAGCGCGCCCTTGGCGCCTCCGTTCTTCAGGAGCTTGGCTGTCGCTTCGGCTCCGTAGTCTCCCATCAGGTAGGTCTTCCAGCCGACCTCGACGATCGAAAGGCCGCGCATGTGGATCCGGGTTGCGGCGTCAAAATCCGGGCGCCAGTTCTTCCACCGCATCAGGTTCTCCTTGGCTATCGGTATGTTGGTGCCGACGGCCAGGCGGTGTCCCAGGATCCCGTATAAGTCCCTGGGGTCGTAGGCGTCCTCGACGAATTGTGTGGGTAAAACCTGCAGCTCCACGATCGGTCCCGCTGTTCCGCCGCCCCGGTTGGCCCATAGGTTGGCTTCGCCGCTCAGGATCCGGTAGCCAAACAGCGCTTCAAATAGCTGGTCCTGGCCCTGGTTGGCGTTGGGCCTGGCCAGGAGTTTTCCCAGCCCGCTGTCGCTGCTAAGGACCCGGTTCTCGTCGTAGGCTGCTTTCCTGGCTATGAGCGCCTGGCCCAAGGCGGCCGGTGTCAGCGCGCCGCTGGTCAATTGCTTGTATCGGTTGAGGGCTATGGCTGCTTTCTCTCCTGGCTTTTGCTCGTAAACGTACCAGGGAATGCTGGCCAGCTTGCGTATCAAAAAACTGGCGACGCTGTATAGGTCGCTCGAGCTGGTGTAGGCCTTCACGAACTTTCCGGCGCCGTAGGTGCCGATGCCGATGCTGTTGACCGGGAAGGTCCTGGCGTATTCGCCTGGCTGCATCGGGTCCAGTCCTTTGGTCTCGGTTGATGCCTGGAGGGCGGTTTGCTTTTCGATCTCGTTGGTGACCGGCGTAAAAGACCGCAGAACTTGTTGTAATAGGTTCATGGTTTGGGGCTCAAATTATGAAAAAATCGAAGGCGGCCACCAGCTCGGCGTATTCGCGCATCATCAGCGCGTCGCTGTAGTCCGGTGATCGGCCTATAAACTCCTTTACTTTCTGTTTCGGGACCACTTGCCGCTTGCCGTCGTGGTCCATCTTGTCCTGCTTCACTTGCTCCAATTCTTCAATGATCAGGTGCTTGGTGCTGTCGCTTTCCTCTAAAATTAGTAACTCTCCCCGGTTTATCCGCTCAGCCAGGCGAAAATAGCATTGGCTTTTCAGGTGGTTGAAGTTTTCCCCTCCCACCGGCGCGGATCCGTTCACGAACCCGGTGCAGCCCAGCTGGTCCACAACGCCGCCTCCAACGCCATCCTCGTCCGCAATGACCCGGTTGCTGGGTATCGCGTGCTCCCGCTGTAATTCGCGGATCCGGGCCGCGACCTCCGTGGTCTTCAGTCCGTGGTACCGGAAAAACTTAACCCGGTAGCCGCTCCAAAGTCCCAGGACCGTCGTGTCCTTGCCGAACCTGGCGACGTCGGCGGTGATCCACTTTTCGCCCTCGGGGACGTGGTCGTTGCGGAAAACCTGCAGGATCTTGTTGTAATCGATCAGCGCCGCTGGGTCGTCGTCGTACTCCCAGTTGCCGTATAGCAGCCTCTCCCGGCTGTTGCGGTCCAGGCCCTTCAGCGATTGAATGTAGGCCTCGGGGACGTGCTTGTTGTCGGTTACCAGGGCCTGAATAAAGCGCCGGTCTTCCCGTAGGGTCTTCTCCTTGCTGGCCAGGTAAAATTGGTAGTAAGCCCAGTTTTTGCTCGGGTTCCCGGTCATGAGCAGCTTCGGTATCAGCCCTGGGCTCGTGTGGCCCTGGCCGCAAATCCATAGCTTGGGCTGGCCTTTGTCGTCGTATTCCAGGATCGTCTTTTTTTCCTGGTTCCCGCAAACGTGGCACCAGCGCTTCAGGCCGTATCGCAGCCTGGATATCACAATGTTCTTGGCTTTCTCGGTGATCTGTGGCGCTTCATCGATGAAGGCGCCGGTCACCTCCAGCGAGCCCAGGCTGTCGAAGTCTGGATCCGCCGGGTAGGCGAAAAGGTCCGCCAGAATGATCTGGCTCCCGTTGGCAAAGTAAATGATCCCGTCCTGGCTGTTGTACTTGAAATGCTGGCCCGCCCTCAGTCCCTGGATCTTGGCGACCTCGAAAAATGATACCAGCGTCGTGCGCTTCAGGGTCCTCAATTCCGCCCGGCCCATCAGCCAGCGGCTCCCTGGGTACTTGACCGCGCATTTTGCCTCCCAATAGCCGCCCAGGGTGCTTTTGCCGCCTCCGGCGCCGCCGCCGTAGTAAAGCTCCTTAGTCCGCTGGTCCTCCAAGAAGTCCAGCGCTATGGTCTGTTTGGCTGTCAGGTCCATTCTCGTATGTTTTGTTTTCGTTCCAGGTCAGGTTGATCTGGCCCACAATATCCAGCTCGGCTTTCTCGATATAGCCGCGCTTCTTGCCCTTGGTCTTCAGGTAGAAAATCGTGGCCGCGGTGTCGCCATTGTCGATCAGCTTGTGGAGCTTGGATTCGGCAAAGTCCAGGGTAACGTCCCCTATGGCTTCAACCCGGGCCCGGTAGACCTCGTCGTTCTTCATCCATCGGTAGTGGTCTTCCCGTTCCATCCCGTGGGCCCTGCAGGCCGCTGTAATGACGCCCAGGTGCTGTTCCAGGGTCTTCAGGAATGCTTCTTTTTTCGCCCATACTTTGCCGGTCCTGACCGCTCGTCCTTTGTCGCCTCCCAGGCGCCGTTGCTCCGGGGTGAGCAGATCAAACCCGGCTTTCCAGGTCCGCTTCTTGGTGTTGGTCTTCAGCTTTTGCCCTTTCTTGGCCGGGGCTTTTGGCTTTGTGGTAGAAGGTTCTGTCGCTGTTTCTGTCTTCGCTTTAGCCATCTGTCGGTAATTTGTTCGGTGTAAAAATAGCTTAAAACTCGTCGTCCAGCCATATCGGGGTTTGTTCCCCGACGAAAGCCGCCGCGATGTTAAAGTCGAAGTGCTCCCTGGCGTCCTCCCAGCTCAGGCCCTGGCGCTCCAGGATCCGCAGCACCTTTCGCTTGCTGTAAATGATCCGCTGGGTCTGGTCGCAAACGCCCAAAATGGCCGCGTCCAGCCCGTCGGCAAAAAGGAATTCCTGGTCTGGCCAGGCGTCCTGGATCCGCTCGCGCTTATTCGAACTCATAGGCACCTCCTATTCGTTTGATCTCCAGGCCTGGGTCTAGCTGGCTCATCCGGTCCAGGATCACCGCGCAATATTTCGGGTCGTATTCCACCATGTAGGTTCGTCGCTTCAGCTGGTGCGCGGCGACCATGGTCGTCCCGGATCCGCCGAACCCGTCCAGGACCGCCTGGCCTGGCTTGGTGCTGTTGTGGATCAGGTCGCCGATCAGCACCACCGGCTTCATCGTTGGGTGTTGGGCGTTGCTCAGGGGCTTGTCGTGGTTCATGACCGTGGCCTTGATCTCGCCGATCAGCATGCCCTCCAGGATCTTGATCAACTCCGGCTTGCTCATTTTCTTGTAATCGGCCATGTCGTCGATCACCGTGGCCTTGGTCCGCTCGTCCGTGAAATAGTGCGCCGCGCCTGGCTTCCAGCCGTAAAGGCAGGGCTCGTGCTTCCATTGGTAGTCGCTTCGGCCCATGACCAGGCTTTTCTTGTTCCATATCAGGCATTGCTTCAGCAACAGCCCGGCGTCGGTGAAAGCCCGCCTGAAGTTCAGGCCCTCGCTGTCGGCGTGCCAAACGTACCAGGCGCCGCCTGGCTTGGTGACCTGGTTCATCGCGTTAAACGCCTGGAGCAAAAATTCGTAAAAGGCCAGGCCGTCCATGTTGTCGTTGGCCATCTTCATCCCGGTCGCCCAGTTCTCGAAATCGACGTTATAGGGCGGATCCGTGAGCACCAGGTCCGCCTCCTGGCCGTCCATCAGCCTGGTCAGCGTTTCGGCTTTCCTGGTGTCGCCGCAAATCAGCCGGTGTGGGCCGATCTGGAAAATGTCGCCCTCGGTGATGTCCCCTGGGCTCAGGTCCGGTATCTCGTAGTTGTCCTCCTTGACCTCCGGCTCCTTGAGCAGCATCTCGGGTAGGTCCAGTCCCCAGTCCTGGACCGCAGCCAGGTCCCAATCCGCGCCTATGGCCGCCCAGTCCCATTCTCCGAACCCGACGTTATCCTTGATAATGAACTCCTTTTGCTGGGCCTCGGTGAGCCCGCTGGCGCGTACCACCGGCACCGTCTTCAGCCCGGCCTCCTGGCAGGCCTTCAGGCGCATGTTGCCGCCCAGGGCGATCATCTGGTCGTTGACCACTATCGGCCGAAGGTTCAGCATTTCGGGGAAGTCCCGAATGGATTTGACCAGCTGTTTAAACTTGGCGTCGGTGATCGTCCTGGGGTTTTCGGGGTTTGGCTTGACCAAACCGATAGGTAAATTTTCGATCTGAATACCGCCACCAGGGCGGGTTTGCGCTGTTTCTGTCTGTTTTCTTTTCATGTTTTTGCTTGTTGTTCGGGCCAATCGCTATAAATTTACGCTCTGTTCTCATGTCTGTCGTCATGTGGAATTTGGCAATTAGCCCGGCTTCATCTCCGGGCTTTTGCTTTTTAGGGCCTCCTGGCTTCTCCTGGTCCGGCTCTCGGCGTTCAGGCTGGGCTGGCTCTCGGTCACCAGGTAAATCTCAAAAGCCCGCCGCTCGAAAAGATCCCGGTAAAACTTTCGCCGTCCCTTGATCCATTCGTGCGCCCTGGCCAGCGTTCTCGGTGTGCTTTTGGCTATCGGCCCTCCTTCAAAGGCGATAACCGCCCGGTATTTGCGCTTCATAGGTCCTCCTGCTTTAGTCTGTTAAACCTGGCTTTCACCGCCTCCATCAGCTTGTCCTGGGTCTTCGCTTTGCCCGCTAAAACGTCCGCCACATCGTCCTCCACCGTTCCCTGGGTGACCAGCAAATGGTTCATCACCGGCAGCGTCTGGCCCTGGCGGTGCAGCCTGGCCACCGCTTGTTGGTATAGCTCCAGGCTCCAGGGTAGGCCGTACCAAATGATCCGGCGCCCTCCGGCCTGCAGGTTGAGCCCGTGTCCGGCGCTGGCCGGGTGCGCGACCAGGAGGCGGATCTCTCCCCGGTTCCAGGCTTCGATCTGTTCGGGCCCGTGTAGCTTAACCGCCTGGGGAAACCTGGCCAGGATCCGGTCGGCTTCGTGCTGGAAATTGTAAAACAGCAGCGCGTTCTCGTCCAGCAATGCCTCTGTGAGCTCTTCCAGGGCCTCAATTTTGGCGTCATGTGCCTTGACCCATGTCTTGGCCTCGCTGTAGACCGCACCGCCCGTAAACTGCAGCAATTTGCCCGTGAGGGCGGCCGCGTTCACCGCGCTGATCTCCTGGCCCTGGATCTCCAGCACCGCGTCCCGCTCCAGTTGTTCGTATTCCGCCCTGGCTTCGGGCCCCAGGGCGACCGGGTTGACCAGGGTGATCAGCTTCGGTAGCTGCAGGTAATCCTCGGTTTTCATGCTGATGCAAATGTCGCCAATCCGGCGGTGGATCTCCT